TCCAAACAGAACCTAAATATTTGTTTTGTTGTGCTTGTAATTTAGCTGTTTCATATTCAGCTTTATTATCTGTTTTTAATAACTCCCCACTACCGATATTATAGCGTTGTGTTGAAGGTTGTTGTTGTTTTGGTTTAATCCCATCTGGACTAATTACTTGTCCTAATTTTTGAAATATAGTTAAATTTCTTTCTGCCATAATTTTTTTATTAAAATATAATGAATTTATTGGTAAATTAAATAGTTATTGAACATAATCACACTCTACATAAGCAAAATGTGCTTGCTGGGAATTTACCACTTCTAAATTATACACATATCTAGTTATCCAATCTTGACCTTGTGAACCAGCAACTGCATCACAATAAAATGGTTTTTCTGATGATTTATTTTTTGAATAATTATTAGGGTTAGGTGACCATTTATATAATTGTCCACCTACGCTTTTTTGTATGAATACTTTTTGTCCTAGTGCCATTGTAAATAATTATCTAGTTCTTCCAAATAACCACGCAAATTCACCTCTAGGGTCTTGAACATTTTTATACGCACTATGATTTGGATTTATTTTCTTTTCAATTTGTTTTGTTTCTGGGTTAATACTTGACACAGTTGGTGATACATTTGCTGAACTCGCCCAACTAGACAATATTGCTTTTGTTTGTTTTTCAAGTCTTTCTAAGTTCTTAAATGAATGTTCCATTACCCATAACGCCATTCCTAATGACATAAGTAAATCATCATGGTAACCTTCCATGTGGTCTGGTCTACCATTTTTGTAGATGAATGTTTTCATTTCAGAAATTAATCTACTAGAACGTATCTTGATACCGTTGGTTCTAATCTTATATTCTAAATTTGAAATCATTGGTAGACGTACATTCGTTGCATGAAACCCAGGTATCTTGTTTTGTCTATTGTACGATGTTAATTCTCTTTGCCTAGCAGAAAGAATTTTACCACTTGAATCATCATAATGCAAGTGTTTGTATTCGAATTCAAGAAGTTTCAATACAGTAGAAACACCCATACCACCAGTAACATCGACTACAGTATATGCTTTGTATAAATCACCGTATTCTTCAACTATTTGAGCCAATAAATCTGGTTGTATTTTACCTTGATATTCCATAACTTGTTCCATAGTAGTAAAATCTACCATAACAATAGTTGATGAATCTTCTCCATCACCTCTGGATACATCGACACCCATAATGTATTGATGTCCTTCTTGTGGTTCTTCCCACACCCATGTTTCTTGTTCTAAACCAGCAGTGTATTTAGGTTCCTTTACATTGTTCTTTTCGTGGAACTCAATGTATTCTTCGTTTATTACGTTACCCCCAGAACCAATGAATGATACATCTAACTCTTGTGCAATCATTTTGGTATCGTTGTTCATACCCATACACATTTGTTCATACCATGTCGATGTAGGTTTCCATCCGTCTTCAATCATTCTAGTATAAGATGCAAATGTAAATTCGTATTCTCTTTCTACTAGGTCATCTTTTAACCAACTTAAATCTTTATTGTAACGTAAATCTTCATACCATTTCATCTCAACGATATTGAAGTTGTTCTTTTTGTTTCTGGCTTGGTCATATGTTTTGTAATACAATGCATCCATACCATTTGGTGTTGAAATTAATGTTGCTCTACCCCCAGTACCTAATGCGGTAAGTGCTGCACCAAATACTTCAGCTCCATTATCAATATAAGCGGCCTCATCCATAATAAGGAATGTAGGTGTAAAACCCCTCAAAGCATCTTTAGAAGTTGCTACAGCTTTTACACGACTACCATTAGGTAATTTAATTTCTTTCTTAGAGTCAGTAAGGAAAATTGACTTACCTTCGTTTTTAGGGTTACCATAATACTCATGACCCCATACCCATCTAGGTAATTGATTTAAGAAATCTTTAATCTTCGCTAAGAACTCAAAAGCTAACTCTTGTTTGTTGGCAATAATTAATATATTCTCTGGGTTATCAGCATCAGCAAAACCAACTTTGATTGACATATATGCAGCTGTCGTTGTTGATACACCAGCTTGACGTGGTTTTGTTACAATATTAAATCTATGTTTTTCGTATGCACTAATAATCTCTTTCTGTCTAGGGAATAATCTAAATGGGACAAAACCCTCTTGAGTTTTATCAAACGTTTCCAAATATGTTTCAATAGCATGTATTGGCTGCGTAATACACCTTGCGTACTCCCTAAATATTTCTTGTGTTGTTAACATATTATTATTATTTTACTAATAAATATGTTGAAATCAAGTAAAAAAGTTTATTAGAAATGATAAAGGCTCCGTTTGGAGCCTTTATCTATTATTTATGTTTTTAATTTTTAAAATAATTCATCAAAATCAAAACCATTTTCATCATCAGAATTATCCTCGGAATCACCTTCGGAATCACCATCGGAACTACCGAATATTGTACCACCTATAAGTTCTTCAAAATCAAAACCTTGGTTATCGTATTCATCATCGGAATTTTCTTCATTATAGTTGCTAACCTCGTTCATTGCTTCGTTGAATTCCTCCTCTTTCAAAGCACTATTAACTTCATTAACAATATCTTTAATAATTTTCTTTCCTTCAGTAGTGTTTGCCATTACTTCTCTCATTTTTACATTGAATTCATCAACTGGTAATGCTGCTAACTCACTGTAAATATGGTGTTTCATATGAAAGTCATCTGGTTCAATAGCGTTTGTAAATCTAGACCAAAGACCTGGACCCATACGCATATCCCATGGTTCAGCAGCTAAAAAGTCAGCTTTGTTTATAACAAACTCACCAGTTTTTTTATCTTTTGGTAAACCATGTGCTGACATTAATTCCATAACACCTTTCACCAATTCATGAATAAGAACTGGGAATACCATTGCTTGCACGTGTATTACAGCTTTTGGGTTTGAAGCGTTAGGGAATTCAACTCTAACAACACCACCATTTACACCGTTTTCCATTTGAGGAACGATGTAATACATATAATCAGCAGCTGCCATCATTTTAGCGTATTTATTAGCCAAACGTGGTTCAATATCCGTCAATTCCTCATCAACCATATGGAACATATGATTACATTTCTTAGCAGCACCTTGTGTCATAGCATTAAGAAATCTTCTTTTGTAAACTTCTTTGTTTGCGTTAATCATTGAGTTATGATTATCAAACTCCATTTCAACAGTTATAGGTTTAGGATTCTTTTTAGTTCCTTCCATATTTATGTTATCAGTTAACTCTGCGTTAATTTCAACAACATCTTCACCCATATCATATTCTTCACGAACCATTTTTATTGCTAATTCAACCAATTCTTTTCTGTTTTTTGTTTCTAACCCAATAGTTTCATAAACCAATGGCATCATACCACGCATAACATCATTGTTATCAATTGAATCACAATCAAATGCACGTTTGTATCTTTTTGCTACTTCACTAAATCTTTCACCCATAATAGTTTCTTCAAAACTATTTTCATCTCCTTCTGGTAATACTGGACTACCACTCAAAGAATGTTTCTTTTCTCTTAAATCAGTTTCAAGTTGAGGGTGCATTCTTTCAGTTAAACCTTCTGGGTATAAAATACTTTCGTTTAAAGGTTTAGCTTTAGCTACTTGTGTACCTAATTTTGATTTTCTTAATGCTTCTTCAGCTATTTTTTTATAATCACTCATTATTTTATATCTTTTATTTTTAATGTTTTTATTACGTTTCTATTCTTTTTTAAAGATTCAAACAATTCTTTTTTCTTGATAACTCTATTTTCATTTGTTGGTTGTGGGTTATCACCAGTTAAAGGTGCTTCTGATGGGTCATCTTTTGCTAAATCCTTATATGAAGAAATTATTTGAGGTAATTTTTCAATTGGTACATTTATTAATTGTCCCATTTTTGTTAAAAATACAGATTGTTCCATTGTTGTGTCTAATTTTGCGAAATATTTACCAAACATGTTTGTCATCTTATCAACCAATATTTTTACATCACCTTTTAGTTTATCTATATTTATTTCTTCATCTAAACCACTATCACTTTTTCTTTCAAAACCTTCTTTAAAATATTCACCAGCTCTAAACGCTTTTAATTGTCTAACACCCATGTAATCTTCTTCTGGACCTAATTTAAGACCAGACCTCATCATTTCTTTATAGTTTTTAAACTTACCAACTACTTTACCAGTGTTTATGTTTACAAAGAAATGTTTGTAACCTTCTAAATCACTTAGATTTAAATAATTAATTAAATCTTCTCTATCAAAATATTCTCTTTCAGCAGTTGCATAATCAAAACCATTCTCTTCAACTGGTTGTTTATTAGATATTTCTTTTTCCATCATAGGTCTAACAATGCTTTCCTCAAATACATCAACTGGATAAATAATATTTTCACCGTTATTATCAGTTTCATCATGTGAAAAAACTGCCATAACTATTTGGTTAGTAGTATCTAAACCTCTAACCATTTGGTATTTTTGTGTACCAATAGTAAATGGTTGAGAAACCTTACCAGTATTAACATCTTTTACGTTAGAAAGATATTTGATAGTTGCTGAGTCTTTAGGTGAAATAACAGATTCTGGTTCTAACACATCATTTTCTTCCTCAACAACGTTAACATTAACTTCATCACCTAATTTTTTCAAATCATTAGCAACTCTAGGTAAATCTTTTGATTTTACGTTAATATTTGTTTTACCATCTGTGTTAGTATCACCAAACATAGTTTCGTGTATTTTATTTTTGTTTTTCATGGTTTTGTTTGTTATATTGTAATATTAGGTCATTTTCATATAGTTTGGATTCAACATCACTTAATGATTCACCAAATTTAAAACAAAGTCTTTTTTCTGGATAAGAATCATAGGCATTTATATTTTCCCAAGCCAAAGCTATTACATTATCAATAGCATCCCAAACAGCAAATGTGTCACTATCTTGGATTACATCTAAGTTTAGTTCTGACTCCAACCTACCAACTTTTTTAATAAAATGGTCATTCGGAGGTGATGGTCTTCCAGATGCTGGAAACGTATCCCAATCATCACCATCAATATCTTTGGTAGTATCAGAAAAGATAAATTCATAAATGAAATTACCCTTGTAATCTTTACCAACTCTATTCACATATATTAAAAAAAAATCTTTCATTATTTAATTGCTTTTGGGTCTGGCGTAACCTCTGGCATTGGTAAAAAAGGTTTATTTTTTCTACTTGGTGCTATGTTAGGTTGAACTTTATCTGGTGCTGGTTTAACGTCTGGTTTAATTTGTGGTTGAACCATTGGTTCTGAATCTTGATTAAATGTTTCTTGTATTTTCATTTTCAAATAGTTTTTATCAAATTTACTACTTTTTTCATTAGAAATCAAGTTTTCACCAACA